GCAGACCGCGAGATAGAAGGCGCGATCGAGGCCGGCGAGCTGCATGTAGGCCTGCATCTGCGCCCAGTGCAGCGGCTTGGCCGCCGCGACGCCCTCGGCTTTCAGCGCCGCGAACGATTTCACGCTGTGCGTCTTGAACTCGCAGACGTGCCAGGTCTTCGGCGCCTCAAGCAGCCCGAGCGCCACCGCGTCCATGCTGCCGCCGAAATGGCCGCTGGCGTCGCGCAGCGTCCACTGCCGGCCCGTCGCCGGATCGACGTCGAGCACCGTGACGCCGATGCGGCGGAGATCCGCCACGAAGCGCGCCTCGGCGAGGTGCCCGGTCTCGAACAGCCGCAGCAGCCTGCCCGCGTGGCGCGCCCGCGTCGCCCAGCGGAAGCTGTACCAGATCGCCCGCTCGCACGCGCCGCCGATCAGCGAGGCGCCGAGATGGTCGCGATAGCCATCGTCCGAAGCTGCCTCGTAGGCGGCATAGATCGCCTGGACGGTCGGGCTGGACGGCGCCGGCAGCGGAGCCATGCTCACCCCGCCCGACGCCAGGGCGGTGTCGCCGAGGCGGGAGGCGCGGGACGCGCCGGGGGCGGCGCGGCGGGCCGCGGCGCGGGAGCCGGGTTCGGCGCCGGCCGCGCTGGCGCGGCGCCGCCGAGCGCGGCATAGCCCTTCACCCGGTTCTGCTTCCGCTGCTCGTGCGGCGGCAGGTGCTTGTCGCGGCTGTCAGGCTCGACGGCGAGCGTCACCAGCAAGGGGCGGAAGTGCAGCTGCTCGCTGTCGCTCACCTGCATCTGCCCGACCGCATGGCAGATCGCCGAGAGCGTGCGCTGGGCGATCTCGACCGTCTGCTGGTTCGGGTTCACCAGGTTGAGCTGGTCCCAGATCTTCCGGCCCTGGTGCGGGCCCTCGATCACGTCGAGTTCGAGCCAGAGATACTGGCCCGTGCCGTTCCGCGTGGCGCGCATCTCGCTGTTGACTATCTGCGCCGGATAGCGTCCCGGCGGGAGCAGTTCGAGCGGGGCGGCGGGAGCGACGCCGGTCGCGTCGAAGGTGTCGTGCAGCTGGGCCATGGATCAGCTCCGCGGGCTCGGGGTGGCGTCGGCGTAGAAGGGGATCGCGGCCGCGAAGTCCGGCCAGGAGAGCGGCAGCGTCTCCGGCAGGCCGAAGCGGTTCTTCGCGAGGAATGCGGGGCGCTCGACGGTGTGCAGCAGCCGGTCGCCGCCGCTGACGCCGCGCACCACCTTCTTGTTGAAGCCGACCTCAGACTTCAGCGTGGTGACGCGATAGTTCGCGAACAGCACGGCATCGACGTGCTCCTGCACCAGCGCCGAGGCCCGCGCGTGCAGCTTCGGCTGGTAGCGGTCGTAGGGTTCCGTCTCCGGGCTGTCGAAGCGCCGGATCTCGGCATGGGCGATCAGGATCACGCCCATGCCGCGCTCGTCGCGCAGCGCATTGATGCCGTCGAGGAAGGCGCGCCAGGTGTCGAGCGCCGCCAGATAGCCCTTGCCGTAGCCGAACGCTTCGATGTTCGGCTGGTTGTGAAGCTGCGCGGTGTGCTGCCACACCAGCGGCTCGAGCCAGTCCAGGCTGTCCACCACCAGCGTCTGGAAGTCGTGTGCCTCGGAGTAGAGGCAGGCCAGCGCCTCCATCACCGCCTCGAAGCTGCGCAGCAGTCCGAAGGTCGGCGCCTCGATCAGGCCGAGCCCATCCTCGGTCTGCAGCACGATCGGGTTCGGCGACGAGGTACCCCACAGCGTCTTGCCGACGCCGGCGACGCCATAGAGCAGCAGGCTGGGCGGACGCGTCTCGCCGCCGCGCCGCAGCGATGCCAGCGAGATCGCCATCAGTGCGTCTCCTTCGCAGCGCGCGGCTTGGCCTTGATGACGTCGACGTTGATCTCGCCGCCGGCGCGGGCGACCGCTTCGGTGAAGGCGTCAAGCGTCGGCTCGAAGGCAGCGACGTCCTTGGCGCGGGCCATCGCGTCGCCTTCCAGCGGGATCGAAACGAGGATGCGGAGCTGGTGGGCCATCAGGCAGGATCCTTCCGTTCGAGGCTGTAGGAGGGACGGCCGGCGGCGACGGTGCGGGCTGGCTCGAACAGGGCGCGGATGCGCGGCGGCCAGGCGCTGAAGCGGGCCTCGGGGACGCGCAGCTCGATGGAGACGTAGTCCGCGGGGTCCTCGCCCCAGCCACGCAGCGTGGCGACCGCCTCGGCCAGCGCGGCCTGCTGCCACTCCACCTTCTTGGGAAGGTCCGCCAGGATCTCGAACCCATCCTGCTCGAGGCGGACACGGCCGGTGTACTTGCCCTCCGCGCGGCGCGCTGCCGTGGCCGCCTCGCCGAAGCGCAGATGCAGCGCGTCGTGCAGCAGATCACCGAGACGCTTCGCGTCCGCCTTGAGGTCGCCGACGTCGTCGAGCAGCAGCGCAAGCTGGTCGAGCGGCAGGCGCGCCGCCTCCGCAGCCGTCATCGTGCGCAACTGCGCGAGTGTGGTTCGGTTGGGGATGCTCATCGTGTCACCTTCATGAGTCCGATCACCCACAGCAGGGCGAGGCAGCTCGCGACGTACAGCATGCCGCCGAGCAGCAGACGGAACGGTTCGCGCAACCGGCTGTGCCTCACGCGGTACTCCGCGTGATGGCGTCGGCGGGCGGGGTCGGCCCCTGCTCGATGGCGCTGCGGCGCTTGCGACGCTGCGCATCCGAATCGGCATCGAGGCGGGCGCTGCGGCCGGCGATCTCGAGCCAGACGTGCAACGGCACCACGACGAGCGGCGCGGCCCGATCACGCCACAGGAACAGCGCGTCGTTCTTGCCGAGCCAGCGTTCGAGCGTCTTGAACCCACCGCCTTCGCCGCGAGCCTTCACCTCCGCCTTCAGCGCCTGCGGCCCGCGCACATGCAGGTCGAGGTCGGCCCCGTTGCCCTGGTAGTGCAAGGCTCCGGACAGCGGCACGCGCTCGGCGCGGATGCCGCAGGCGGTGTGAAGCTGCACCAGCGCGCGCTCGCGCCGCAGCCCCTTGTCGCGGGAGGACTTGCCCATGGCCGGCCTCACCGCAGCCGCGTCATCAGCGCAGCCAGGCAGATCAGCTGATCGCCGCGGCGGCGGCTCTCCTCTGCCGCGCGGATCAGTGCCTCACCGCGCTGCGCAAGGTCCGCGGCCTCATCTGCGAACACCATCTCACCCTGCGCGGGCACGAGGTCCGACAGCACCGAGACGAGGCCACGCAGCGCAAGCTGGCGCAGCAATGGCGGGAGCTGGACCGGATCACCGAGCAGATCGAGGTCACGCAGAAGCTCATCCAGCGTCACGACTGGACTCCTTTCGGATCGAGGGCGAAGGGGGGCCGTGAAGGCCTCCGGCTAGGCGGCGCGCCGTCCTGCGACGCGCCGGGGCCGTGGGCGGATCACCGCGAGATACGCGACGCTGTCAGGCGCGACGCGGCGCTGCACGAGATGCACCAGCCCCTCCTCGTGCATCCGCCACGCACGGCGCGCGAGGCGATCGAGCTCGGCGCGCTGCGGTGCCGGCAAGGTCGAGACGATCGCGTCGCGATCGGCCGGAAGGTGGCCGATGTGATAGACGAGCGGATCGCCGGGCGATGCGTCGGCGAAGCGGTCGCACAGCTCGTTCTCGGTCAGCACGAGGGCAGCCAGATCGGCCGTGCTCAGCCGGGTCGCCTTGGACGGGGTAGCGGAGGACGTGAGGCGCATCGTCTGGTCTCCCTGCGACGCGTGGGGGCTCACTCAGTCATTTACGGATCAGCGCGGCGCCGTTCTCACGCCCTCGGCGTCCGCCGTTTCGATTGGCGAACGCCGGTGGTACGCTGAGGCCGTGCACCGCGCGCGCGCAGCCAGAAGCGGAGCTCCGTGAGCTCGCGATAGAAGCTGGCCGATGACGCCGAGTGCGCCTCGCGCGCATCCACCACGTCGGCGTGCGCAAGGATCTCGCGCAGCAGCCCGCGTGGTCCGCTCGGCAGGTCAGCCGCTGCGCTCAGGAAGGCGAGGCGCGCGTCCACATCCGTCTGGTCCGCGCGCAGCGTGCGTCGCGCATCGCGCCCTTCCTCGGCGTCGAGGCTCACATGCGGCGGTAGGTGTGGCTGTCGCGCACGGTCGATGACGACGCGTCGCGCCAGCACCCCGACGAAGGTCGCCCAGGAGCCCCGCGCGGCATCGAATCGCGGGCTCGCCTCGACGATGGCGAGCAGGATGTCCTGGATCAGATCCTCCCGATCCGCTCGCGACAGGCGACGCTGTCGGGCGAATCGGGCGGCCAGGGCCCGGGCACAGCCAAGCGCCACGCGCAGCTGACTATGGTCCCACGCCTGCGGCGCGTGTGTGCGGGGCTCCTGTTTTTCGATCACCATGCGGCACCTTCGGCTCGGTCGGTTGCGATGCGCCGAGATGACCGCCCGGGCGGGGGGTGCAGCTAGTGCCGAGGGGTGCGCAGGGGTGCGCTGAGACCCTCAGCGATCATCGCACCCTTCGCAAATTCAATGCCTTGGCGTGCTGCATCGTGTCCTGGCCGTGATGGGGTGCGGCGGTGCTCGATCACCGCACCCCCTGCCGCCTGAGGCGCTGGACTTCCCCTTGGGCCGGAACATAGAGTGAACACGCTGTTTCCTGATCATCTCCAATCGAGGGACTTTCGTCCTTTGCCGATCGCGATCGCCTACCGCCCAGAAGCGGCTCTGAACCCGCATGCCGACGCTGCGGCCGGGACCATCCGTGCCGTCGCCGCGCAGGTCCGGCGCCAAGTCCCGCGCGACCCGGACAGTCTCGCGCTGGCGCTGCCAGCGCTGATCGATGCCTGCCGGGTTGTCGAGGTGAACGGCCTGCGCCTCGCCGTCTCGTGGGAGCTGGGGCGGGCGCTGCACGACGAGGAGCGCAGCGCTGTGCTCGGCCTCTGCGACATCGACGCCGATGAGCCTGGCTGGGCCTACATCGCCGTCAACGGACCGATGACCGCGCATCGGCCCGATCTCGCCCTGAGCACGGCAGCGCATGAGCTCGCGCATCTTCTGTTCGACGTCCCCGCCGCGCTGGCGCGGGGCGCGCAGCGCTACCACGCAGTTGCGCGTTCCCCGCGCGCGCTCGATCGCCTGGGCCGTGGTGCCGAGGCGCGTGCAAATGAGTTCATGGGTGCACTGCTGGCGCCGCCTGTGCCGGTGCACACACGATTACTGGCGCATGCGCGCAGCGAAGGGCTGCGCCTCTGCCGCAGGCCGCATCGGGGCCGGCCGGGCAGCCCGATCGTTGCTGCCGGCAACTGCACGGAGGCGCTCGCCGGGGTGCTCGCCGCACTCGCGACAGATTTTGGCGTCTCGGAACGATTCATTGCCGTGCGTCTGTCGCGCTACGGCCTAGTGGAAGGAGGGGTGTGATGGCATTTGGCGATGTGGTGCGGGCACGACGCACCGAGCTCGGGATTGGCCTCAACGATTTGGCCGAGCGGCTGGGCATCTCCCCAGGCTACTGGTCACGGGTCGAGCGCAATCTCGACAAGCCGCCGAGTGACGAGATTGTCCAGCGTGCGGCGGCAGTCCTCGGCATCACGCTCGACGCGCTCTTCGTCGAGGCGCAGCGCTTGCCACCGGACATGCGCAAGGACATGGGCCGCGTGGTGCTCGCCTATCGGCGCATGCGCACCTTCCGCGCCCGCTGATGGAGGCGGCGATGGCGAACGCGCTGAAGAAGAAGCTGTTCTATCAGATCGATGAAGT